GAGGTCGCTGCACCACCTGCTGAAGGTGGAGACATGGGAGCACCACCAAGTGGTGACATGGGTAGTTTAGGTGGATTAGGTGGAGGTGGTGGAGACATGGGAGCACCGCCAGAAGCTCCTGAAGCACCTGAGGCACCTGCAGGAGGTGAAATCACACCTGAAAGTAGAATGAATGATTTGAATTTAATTTTGGAAGATGATTTAATTAGTGGTAGAGATGAAATTGATTTATCAAAAGGTAGAACATCAATTAATGAAATTGAAACCAAACTAAATGAATTATTAAATAGTTAAGATATTTATTGATATGAGAAATTTTGGATTATTAAAAAGTATTGTTGAAAATGCTTTGGTTAAAACATACAAAACCGAAGATTTTAAACAAATTATAAAAGAATTTAGAGATTTTATTAAGGACAACAAATTTGTTGGTGAACTGTATGTTGAATATGGTTCCTTAATGAAAACTAAAGGATTAAACGAAGAGGTTGCAAAAGAATTTTTGGGACTTTCTGTTGATTTCATTAAATCAACAATTAACAATAACAAACGTGAATTTGAACAATTTGATGCTTGGGTTGAAACATTGGGTGAAAATGTTGAAAACCAATATGAGTTATTAGATAATATGGTATTTGCCAAAACGGCTGATGATTTTACTAAATTGGTTGAATCAAGAAAACAAATGTGGAAGTTGATGTCTGATACAAAAGAAGAATCAACATTAACTGAGTCAATTAACATCCCATTGGAGTCCATGTTTGGGGTTGCTGCTGACACATTCGCAAAAGAATATTCACAATTAAGTGAATCAGAATTATTTGAATTAAAATCAATTTTAAGAATGTCCCAAGATGAATTAAATGAGGGAATTGAAAGATTGAAAACTGAAGTTCTTGGAAAACTTTCAATAGTTAACGAAAGTGATGAAGATACAAACAAGAAACTTAACGAAACAAAACAAAGAATTGAATCAACACCAATTGATTCCATATCGTACTACAAACTGAAAAAATTGTCAGAAGGACTTTAAAATAAAAACCCCTCAAAAGAGGGGTTTTTTGTTATTCAGCTTTTTTGTCTGAACCTTTTGAGAAAATCTTTTCTACAACTGTAAGTCCTAATCCACCACCTGCAATTAAACAAAGTGCATCAAACATATATTCAGGTGTTATACCTTCTTTAGATGTAAGTGTTGCAATGTAAGTTAAGACAATTACGTTTAATAGTGTAAATAAAGATGCGAATCTTTTTGATGAAACGTCAGAACCGTTTCCTAGTAAATTCATAATAAAGTTTTTCATATTCTTGGTAGTTTGTTACCAATAAATATTAGTCAATGTTACTTTGGGCGATTTGTTGTTTGTACTTAGCCTTTTTTATTTGTTCTCTTTTAAGAGTTGATTTTTTCAAATACTCTTGTTTAGCACGAAGATGTTCAATTTGTTTTGTTTTGATAACTTTGTGTTTGTAACGTTTTAAAGCTTTTTCTAAACTTTCACCTTTTCCAATTATTATTTTTATCATATAAAAAATGTGTGTTATTGATATAAATATACAAATAAATTTAAATTTGTTAATAAGTATTTTTTTATTATATTTTCACTACAACAAATAAACATTTCACAAATGAAAAAGAATGAAAAAAGGAAAAACATCAAAATTGGAATTATTTCAAGATGCTAAGTGTTATTACGGTAGTGTGGACGCGACAGAATTAAAATCAATTTATTTAGTATTACAAACATGGGTCAAACCAACACAAGAAAAAGATAATTGGGATAGAGTGGTTGGAACAATATCTCGTAACATAAAACATAAAGTTTTAGAAATTTATAATAAATCAATATTCAAAGAACATTGTATTGTTGATTTAGATTTAAGGACAAGTGGAATTAAAATTGACAAAGCAAGTTTTTTAAATCTTGAAATAACATTTTTTACTAAAGAAAATCTTGAATTCAAATCAGACGAATTATCAAATGAACTTAACCATATATTAAAAGAAGTTCATGACAATGTATTAAAGAAATCAAAATATTTTACCATCCAATATGCCAAAAGTAAGTTAAAAAGTAAAAACTTTGAGATATTCTAATATTTATCTATAAATATTTTAATATGAAGATACTTAAACCGAATGAAATAGGTAAAGGAATATTGATAGAATATGATGCAGGTCATATATCTATGAAAAATGCCGTAGATAATGATTTTGTTAATGAACAAAAATCACAATTAGACCACTCTAAACCATTTGTATTTTACGCAACATTACAAAAGTATGGTACACCAAATAGAAATGGTCGTGTATATCCTGAAAATATATTAAAAAGAGAAGCTGAAAAATATAAACAAACAATATCTAAAGGTTTGGCAACATCTGAACTTAACCACCCTGAATCATCTTTGATTGATTTGGACAGAGTATCACACATTATTGATGATATATGGTGGGAGGACAATGTTCTTATAGGTAAACTAAGATTGTTGACAACACCAGGTTTTCATGAAAGAGGTATTGTATCATCTAAGGGTGATGTTGCGGCAAACTTAATGAGACAAGGTGTTACGATGGGGGTTTCTTCACGTGGTGTTGGTTCCTTAGCAAAAAAAGGTGAACACAATGAAGTTCAAAATGATTATGAAATGATTTGTTTTGACTTAGTTATGAATCCATCTACACCAGGGGCATATCTATTTGTTAATAAGGATGACCGTCACAAATACGATGAAAATCTTGAAGAAGAAAAAAAATCAAAAGAAAATGGAAGAATTGATGGTGGTATTAGTAAATCGCTTGACTTAATGGGAAAATTGAACGATTTTTTGGGATATAGATAAAATTATTATTATGGACGAAAAATATTTTGTAGCAAAAATTCAGTACGACTTGATTGATGAAAACTCAGGAAAAATCAAAAAAGTTAGAGAAGAGAAATTAGTTAAAGGTTACAGCGTAACAGACGTTGAAGCGAAAGTAACTGAGAAATTTAAATCATTTCAACACGATTGGCGAATAACGGCAGTCAGTGAAAGTAAAATTGACGAAGTTTTTGAGTAAGTTAAAACCCGAGAAATCGGGTTTTTTTTATTTTATTATGTCACCATTTAAGATTTTTTTGATTAAGGGCATATTTATAGTGTAAATAAAAAATATTTTATTATACAAAAAATGAGCGAAAAAAAATCATTAGTTGAGGAAGCGTTGTTACAAATGAAAAATTTGGAACACGTTGTCACTGAAAACGCAAAAGGAATACTTGCTTCTACAATGAAGGAAGAAATCGAAGAGTTAGTAAAAGAGTCTCTTGACGAGACTGAAATGTATGCTGAAGATGAAGATGAAGATTCATTGGATGCTATGGGTATTGAAGAACCTATGATGGGTGATGAAATGCCTGATGATTCAAATTCTATGAATATGGATGACATGGGATTAGAAGATGATGAAGATGAGGATGAACTAGAACCGTTAGATATGACGGGAGCATCTATGGAAGAAATTATGGCAGTACTTAACGGTATGGGCGATAATGACGGAGTTATCATTAAGAAAACTGGTGAAGATTTAGATGTAGACAAAATTACTTTTCAAGACGAAGACATGATGAAATCATTAGGAGAGTCATATGATGACGCCGATGGTGATACTAATGAATCAGTTGACGAAGAAATTGTTTACGAAATTGAATTAGGTGAAGATGATAATGTTGATGAAGATGACTCTACAGTAACGGAATCTAGTATGATGGTTAAACCAAAAGGTATGGGTATGGGAAAGGCAAAATCAGAATTACCAACAGGTAAAGTCAACATGAAAGGTTTTAAAGAAGATATGTCACAACATAAAGAAAGCTTTAAAGGTCCTAAGAAATTTGAATTTAAGGAAGGTGAAGATGCTGATGTTGAACCAAAAGAAACTGAAACAAAAGAAGCATCAAGAACCTACGGAAATGGAAGTAGAAATTTTCCAAAAAGAAAAGGTCTTCCAAAGATGAAGGTTATTACAAATTCTGCTTTACAAGAAGAAGTTGAAAACTTAAGAGCTAAGAATGAGGAGTACAGAAAAGCATTAAATATTTTCAGAGAAAAATTAAATGAAGTTGCTGTTTTCAATTCTAACTTGGCTTACGCTACAAGATTGTTTACTGAACATACTACAACAAAATCAGAAAAAATAAATATCATGAGACGTTTTGACAACGTCGAAACAATCAAAGAATCTAAAAATCTTTATCAAACTATTAAAGATGAATTAGGTTCAGTTGGTAAACCAATGGTTAAAGAATCTATCGTTGAAAACATTGATAGAACACCAACTAAAGGTTCAACTAATTTGGTTGAAAACAAGACATATGAAAATCCACAATTCTTAAGAATGAAGGACCTTATGTCAAAAATGAATAAATAAATAAAAATAAACTAAAAACAAACTAAATATTTTAAAAAATGGGAGCATTATTAGAATCAGGTCTTGTTGGTAACATCGGTCTTAAGCACCTTAAAGTTATCAAAGAAGATACTATTAACAAATGGGACAAATTAGGATTCTTGGAAGGTTTGAGAGGACACGTTAAAGAAAACATCGCTCAACTTTATGAAAACCAAGCATCTCACTTAATTAACGAAGCTGCTAGCACAGCATCAGACGGTTCTTTCGAAACGGTTGTATTTCCAATCGTAAGAAGAGTTTTCTCTAAATTGTTGGCTAACGACATCGTATCTGTACAAGCTATGAACTTACCTATCGGTAAATTGTTCTACTTCGTACCTAAAATCCAAGGTTATGACGGTGGTAATGCAAATGGTGGAGAACACTACAAACCAATCGGAGCACCTGATGGACCAACAAACACTAACGACGGTTACACTGATGCAACAGGTGGTTACTCTAAAAACCTTTACGATTTATTCTATGAAGGTGGAGAAGCGGCATTAGATCCTCCAGGATTGTTTGATTACTCTAAAGGAGCGTGGACTGCAGTTACTGCTACAACACAAATCCAAGTATGGTCTAGTGGTAATCTAGTTCTTTCAAACGCACCGACAGGTAACATCAGAAAAATGATTTTGAAAATTTCAGGATTCAGAAGTTCAGGAGCTGGTAAATTAGTAGGTCCTGATGGTAATGAAATGGATTCAGAAACATTCTTATCTGACCTTAAGATTATTGCAAATCAACCAACTTTATCCGCATCTACAACACCTTGTAATGTACTTGCAGACGCAAACGGTACCCCACTTCCATTGTTATTTAGAGTTGTTACTCAACAATACGGTAAAGGAATCGTTCAATACGGTAATCAAGCGTCAACAACTTGGCCAACAACAGGTAATGGTGGTTCTTACTACGATATTTGTGACGCTAATGGTTACATCTACGTTGAAGTTGACCTTTCTTGTCCTGTATGTGCTGACTGTGACTCAACATCTTTAGATGGTTACACAGGTACTACAATTTATTCAGGACATTCAGGTAATTCATTTACTTCTATCTATAGAACTTACAAAAATATGGAGTTTGAAGACCAAATTGGTGAGGTTTCTTTTGATTTAGAATCAGTAACTGTTTCTGTATCTGAAAGAAAATTAAGAGCACAATGGTCTCCAGAAATGGCACAAGACGTTGCGGCATTCCACAACATTGACGCTGAAGCTGAATTGACGGCTTTATTGTCAGAACAAGTGGCCGCTGAAATTGACCGTGAAATTTTACGTGACTTGAGAAAAGGAGCGGCTTGGAACCTACGTTGGGATTACAACGGATGGAGAAGAATTGCTCAAACTACATCTTATACTCAAAAAGATTGGAATCAAACTTTGATTACGGCAATCAATCAGTTGTCAGCACAAATCCACAAATCTACTTTAAGAGGTGGAGCTAACTGGATCGTTGTTTCTTCTGAGGTTTCTGCAATCTTTGATGATTTAGAATACTTCCACGTATCTAACGCATCTCCTGAACAAGACCAATACAATATGGGTATTGAAAGAGTTGGTACTCTTGCAGGACGTTACCAAGTTTACCGTGACCCTTACTTCCCACCAAACACAGTTTTGTTAGGACATAAAGGAACATCATTGTTAGACACAGGTTACATCTACGCACCGTACGTACCTCTACAATTAACACCTACAATGTACAATCCGTTCAACTTTACTCCGATTAAAGGAATAATGACGAGATACGCGAAAAAAATGGTAAACAACAGATTTTACGGAAGAATTACCGTAGATGGTGTTCGTACATTTGATTTAAGAGAATTGAGATAATCAAAATCTTAAAGTATTACACTCAAAAGGGACAATTTATTGTCCCTTTTTTTATTTCTCATTAGTTTGGGTAGAATCCCCCAATTTTGAAAACACTCTAATAGATTTAGAAATAACTTCAGATTCGCCTATTGTATAGATTCCTCTATTATATGCACACTTAACCGCCTCCACTAAATAGTATATTGCGTGTTCTTTATCCATAGTGGATAGTATAACTTCCAGGTGTTCTTCGTTAAACAAATCAATTGTTCCGAATAAATTACCAAATAACTCTTCTTTATTTTTCATTTTATTTAATATAAGATATTTATAATTATAATTAAATAATGAACATAAATCAAATATTAAGAAAAATTTTAAATGAGGCTACTTCTGATAGTTCCGGAAGTAGAGGATCGTATATCGGTCCACTACAACCTGGGGTTAGAGAATTTAAAAAAATTGATTTACAACCGTTCACAATGCCCGTTTCAAAATACAATAACGCAATGTTACAGTATGATAGTTATGATGGGTCAATGAGTTTACCAAAAAAACAAATTAATAAATTAGAAAATAAATCCAAAAAAATTTCTAATTATATAAAGAATCACCCAAATTCAACATCTAGTGATGAAGATGGTAATGTAATTAATCAATACCCAGGAAAAATAACTGAATCCAGTACATCTATTTCAGCGGGAGCATATAATGGACCACAAGAACTTGGTTTACGTAAATGGAAAAAACATATATTAGGACCGTACACCGATGAGGTTGACCATTACATAACTAAGAAATACAAGGAAAAAACATTAAAAGGTAATGTTAAAAGAATTGTTGGTGTTTGGGAAAAGGACCCACATACTGATTCATATGAGGTTGATACATATCCGGTAGATACAATTAAAGAAGACCTTAG